TAGTAGCCTGCATTTTCTTGTTGATTTCAGACATTGTTTCCAGTAATAATCTGGAAGCTTTTGAGTCCAAAGCTCCTGTCGGTACTGCGTAGTTAGTAAAAACGATTCTTTTGTGCAGTTTTGCTTTTCTCTGGCTCCGATCGGGGCGCGATCTGGACTTTGCAAAAAGCAAATTGCACAAAAAAGAGGGCCGAACAGGAAACTGCTCCCTGCCCGGTCCTCTTTTACTTTCTCATCTTATTTCTTCAGATAACTCTTTGAACTGAATCCGATGTACTCAACACCGTCGAGAGTGACTGTGATGTATAACCACTTCACTCCGTTGTATGTGGTGTAATAACCATAGTTATGCACTTCAGTTCCTGCCGGAATGACGCACAATGCTTTCTTGTTGCTTCCTGCATCGTTTCTGCAATACAGCGCATCGGTTGTCTTGTAAGTTCCTGCAAGGCTTCTGTCGTAACTCTTTGCATAGCAAGTTGACTTCACGGTCTTTGTGATCGGCTGGTCTTTTGGCTGTGGTTTGGTTGTAGTTGCTGCGGAGCCGTTCAGAATCTTGTTGACCTCTGCCTGAATGACTGCCGGGTCATATCCTGCCGCCTTCAGAGCGTTCTTTCTTGCATCTCCATTTCCCCACTGACCTGCGATGACCTCATGAGCCACTGTCGAAGTGCTCTTGCCCGGTGTCTGAACCGGATGACTCTGTGCTGCATCTGAATCATACTTCGGAGTGATGAATCCTCTGATATAGCGTCCATTGATGGAGATTGTTCTCTTCTTGACTGCGTTTCCGAAATTTCCTTCATTTACAACGAAATAACCCGATGCCTGATTGACATAGGTTACTGTTCCAACGTGGTCAGGGTTTCCGGTGTTGTCTCCGATTCCGGTGTCTTCCCAGTCGTACAGTACACCTTCGCCCAGTTTCGGAACGTGTGCGTCGTTCTCTTCCCACACTCCCATCGCTTTCGCTCTCTCAATCAGATAATAGCAACTAATCTCGATTGGCATGATTGGAGTATATTTGAGAGCAACTGCCAGTGCGGACCATGTACACGCACACCAAGCCCATCCGTATTCCATTTTTGTGTTTCTCGGAAGTGCTCCGGTGAAGCTGTTGTAAATATCAATAATACTCTTGTACGAGCCGTCTGCTTCTTTCTTGCCGACCCAACTTTCCACCAGATCGACAACTGCCTGTCTTGAATACATTTTCTTTTCTTCCTTTCCTGAATCTGCCTTTTTGTCTGTGACATACTGCTTTATCCAGCGGACGCAACACTCGTGCCTGCTCTGGAACTTCTTGTCCCCGACCTGATTGTTGTTGCTTGTGTCCTGCTGATCGAGCAGGAGGGATGTGAAGATCGTGTCCGGTGTGTACGGCTTCGATGCTCTGCCGAAGATTCTCTTCACTGGTCCCAGTCCTCCAAGGTGTTCAATCTCACACCACATCATCTGCGCTTTGATGTCAGTCACTCCATGCGCTTCTGCGCTCTTAATGTATGTGTTCATCAGTTCTGCAAAGAGTTCGTCCTGACACTTCTTTCCGGCTTCTGTCGTGATGATCGCAATCAGTGCCTTTTTCTCCGCTGCGGACGGATTCCATCCGGTTGCCTCCCAGTCAGCAGACAGCTTCTTCTCGATTCCTGCCGTATCTGCCTTTCTGAACGCTGCGGCATCTGCGGCCAGAATCATCTTGCAGAGTCTCCTGCCCTCGTTTCCATAGTTCTGCGCCCATCCAAGAGTGCAGGTCTTCTCATTCGCAGAGTTTGCCGCTTTTCCTGCGTATGCCGCATAGTTCTGGCCGCCGTATACCTGACCGCCTGATTCCACTCCGCCGATGATCTTTGCCAGTATTTCAAGATGTTCTTTCTTCATGTCCTGATACCTCCATGAAAAGAGGCGGATTGCTCCGCCTCGTGTTTTTACTGCTCCTTCTTTTCTTCGATAACATCTGCTTCCAGAAGCTGCCCTTCTCCGATTTCAACATTCGCTGCATCTGTCAGACCCTCTCCGATGATATATGCGATTACGGATGCACCTGCCATGATGATTGCTGTCACCTGTGTCGCAGTGTTCTCTGCTCCACCTGTGGCCACAATCATCATGCTCACGAAGGACGCAACTGCTGTCCATAATTTTCTACTTGTCAGTTTCTTCATCCAGTTAATGTTTTTCATTGTCTTTTCCTCCTGTTATAAAAATGAATTTTTCTCCATGCACTTCTGATAAACCTTGTCTATCTCCGCGATGGCATTTCCTGCCTTGTTGTTCTTGTAATTCGGATGTTCCAAACAGTAATTCTCATAATCTGAAACGTCATCCAAAATCTGATTAAAAAACTCTTCAGAATGTTCCACTCCTCTCCTCAATTCGTCTGCGAATCGGATGATTCGTGTTCGACACGCATCTGCATCGTCCTTGTCCATCCTGTTTTCCAGTTTGTCATGTTTCTCTTTCAGGTCCTTGACTTCCGTCTCAACTGATTCCAGTTTGTCCATCATGTCCTTGTTCATGGTCTTTCCGATGCCTCTTGCGACGGCAGACCACGGATTGATCTTGATAGGTGCGATCTGCACCAGTGTCATCAGGAGCAGGGCTGCTCCGCCTCCTGCTTGCAGCCAGTCATACAGGCTCATGTTCCTCACCTCCTCTCATGTTGAATAAATACTGGCAATTCTCGCACGGCTCCTGTCCGGCCGGGATGTGGTAGTCCTGACATTCACCGCATGAACCAAAAACAGGACACTCCGGTCCCCGGCACTCTTCAAGAGTTCTCCGGCAATGACCGTCATGTCCTGCGTGACTGCACTTGAAATTATTCTTTCGGTGCGTCCTGTTCTTTCTTTGCCTCAATGATCTCCGCCTTCTGGTCTTCGGTAATCCATCCCCTTGTCACCGCATTTTCCAGGCCTGTGTCATTCAATCTTCCTGCAAGGTACAGTTTTTTCAGACGCTTATACATCCTCTTCACCTCCCAAACTTGCGACGATGAGATCATCTACGATGCCGCTCAATTCTTCGTTGCTGGCTTTCAGTGCTGCGTTCTCATCCTGAAGTGATGCCACCTGTTCCTGAAGAATCTCCATCTCTGTCTTCTCTTCGCCTTCCTGCTCTGCCTTGATTGCTTTCTGTAACCATGCTTCACGGTTCTTGTTGATAGACTCTTCCAGATTCTCTCTGTACTGTGTTTCCAGAGTGTATCTGTCATAGGTGTACACCTGATCGCCCTCTTCTTTCTCGATCGGGCCTTCGATGTTCTCGTAAAAAATTACCGTGCAGGTTCTTCCGGCTACTTTCGGCAGTGCCTCAATCTCATGCTGCACAAGCGGCTTGATGTTGCTTTCTGTTCTCATTGCTCACTACTCCTTTCAGCAGTTTTAAATTGATAAACGGTTTCACACGTTCCTTCCAGAAGTTCCATGAATCCGAATTATAAATGAATCCCATGTATGAAATCATGCCGGATGCGTTTGTCGGTGAGATGTAAGATACTTTTGAAATCTTCTTCGCTTTGTGGCTTATCCTGAACATGATTGACTTCCGAAGTGTTGTCCATGCTCCTGCATGGAATTTATACCCTAAGAAGTCCAGCGGTCTGTCTTTCAGCGGAAACACCTGCCAGTTTGCTTTCACCTGCATCTTGACCTTTCTCAACTCATCCGCAATCATTCGGAGTGCTTTGTGTAACCTCCGTTTATTTGAATCAAAAAGGACTATATCGTCCACATATCTTGTGTGGTGCTTTGCACCTGTTTTCTCTGCGATCAGATGGTCTATATCCTGAAAGAAGAAATTGCAAAACCACGGCGATGTGTACAATCCGACCGGAATCCCAACTGCGTCAACTTCTGGAAGCATCCTCGTGTGATCTGCCATAGGCTGTTGATAACTTGCAATCAGTTTATATGCCAGATTCAGGAATCTCTTGTCCTTGATTTTTCTTTCCAGCTTCTTCCGCAGTTCTTCGTGGCTCATTGTCGGATAACAGTGGTGAACATCCAGTTTCAGGACTTTGCTCGTCCCGATCGGGTCACTCTTTATCCAGTGTTTAATCATCTTTCGTGCGCCGTCTGTACCCTTCCCCGGTACACATCCGCAGGAGAACTTGTCAGCTCCATGCTCAACAATCTCCCTGAAGACTTGCACAAACGCATGATGGATGCACTGATCTGGATAAAATCTCGGTACAGCAATGATTCTCTTTTTCTTCTTTATGCCGTCATAGATTTCTCTGATCGTGTATTTTCCCGGAACGAAGGTTTCATTCACGAGCATTTCCTGAATCTTTCTTGCATAACTGTCGATGTCATTCAGGATTCTCTGCACGGACGGCCGATGCGTTTTTCGCTTCGCTGCCCTTTTGATCGCACGTTTGATATTCTCAATATCCGTCACTCTCTCGAACAGATGCCCGATTCTCTTCGTCCATACGATGTTTTTAAGTTTCTGTAAGTGCATTTTGAAATGGTTTCTCCTATCTCTTTGTCAGCCTCATCGGTTTTCCAAGCAAGGTACTGGCCGATGCCATTCACGGCTTTCATTTTTGCCAAGGGGCAAGGACAGAATTTTCATTCTGTTCCGTACCGAAGTACGGAGTGTAAAGTCACGATACATTTATATCAAATATTGAGAAATGTATCTAAATAAACGAGATATTGACAAAGTGGGCGGCCGCCGATGTTCCAGTTCGAGTTCCCAGCACCGTTGTTACAGTTCCGGTAGAAAGGCCCGGCATTCGTACCGTTGTTCACGTTACCACCAGAGATGACCAGCCGCTCGTGTCTTTACACCCTACAATTTTATTTATTTCCTGTTCTCATTTCAGGCGGCATCCTTCCGGCATGATTTTTCCACTTTACTTTTCCTTTGCCGGAAGGTTTCATGGGGGAGGGAATCCCCCATGTCCCCCTCGAAATGGTTATTTCCGACCAAGAGGGCGGCCGCCGAGGCCCCAGTTCGAGGACCCAGCACCGTAGCTACAGATCCGGTAGAAAGGCCCGGCATTCGCACCGCTGTACACGGAACCACCAGAGATGACCAGCTCACCGCCTTCGGCCTGATAGTAGTAGTCAGGGAAGAATGTGCCTGATGAGCCTGTTGCATCGGTGCAGATTTCAATTTCCGGCCACTCCGGGTCATAGCCAAACTCTTTGACATATCCGTTCGCCTTCGCTGCTTCATAGCCTACTTTGAAATAGTCTCCTTCGTATACTTTATCCGCATAGCTGCTGCGCTTGTTGCAATAATAGTGCTGCCAGTTCTTAATGTTGTCACCATCGCGGAACTGCCACATATTTCCGAACCAGTCCTCAATCCATAAGAATCTGATCGCGCTCATTCCGTTCGTTTTTCCTTCGATTCTTCCGTTCGGTGATGCCATGTCGATCGTTGCTCCTGTCGGCTGAAGCGAAGACCATAACACGCTCGTTGTCTTAATTGCCACCGGGTCTCCATCGAAATATACGCACACTGCGTTTTCTACTTCGGAAGAATCCTCAATTTTTGTAACTCTTCTGTCTGCTGCCAGACTCTGTGACCAGAGTCCTGCTCCGATTGAGATGCCCTGACCGACTACGAATCTGTTTCCGTATGTCTTTTCTACGGTGATATAGTTTCCTGTTCTTTCCTGAAGTGCCAGACCTTTCGTTCCGTCTTCAGGGAACTCTGTTCTTCCTGCTCCGAGGATTGACTGTGCGTGTGTACTTGCGAACATTACAATGAACAGTGTATCGAGCAGGTGCATCGTCCAGACATCATCCAGACACCACTTGTTACCCTTTGCAGTACAGAGTCCTCTGAACTGTGCTCTTGTCTTATTGTGTGCCGGGAAAACTCCTGCTTTGGATTTCAGGATCTCTACCTGTTTAATATCATAGGTACCCTCATTATTCTTCACTGATCTCTGTACTGTTTCGATGGAGCCAGGGAAGATCGGAATGTAAATCTTCTCGCTCTGGCGATCTCCGTCGGTGAACGCATGGTCAAGATGGCATCTTCCGACAGGGCCTGCTGCCACCCATCTGTATTCCCACTTTACTCCGTCTGAATCTGTCTCGAAGTATCTTGCAGTGTATACCTGCGGTACTTCGAGCATAACATCTCCGTTGCTTCCGTCCCACTGGAAGTCTGCATCACCGAGATATGCGTTCACGCTCATGTCTTCTGCCACGTTGCAAGGTTTCACGGAGTTGTACGGATATACGCTCGCCATGAAGTCGTTCTGTACGGTTCCGTTTCCGACCGCCGCCTTCGCAACCAGTCCGATCGCTGCTCCGACTCTTTCCCATGTTGTCGAAGATGCTCCGACCTTTCTTCTTGCTCCATATCCACGCAGAGCATCGCTCTCCACTGCGGTCACTCTTGCTTCCAGTGCTTCGAGATCGCTCTGAAGGGCAAGTGCTCCGGCGGACTTGATGGTCACGGTTGATGCGTTCGCAACTTCAAGATAGTAACTCATGTTGATAACACTCGGAACCACTCCGTTGTATGCAGGCATATAGTCGGATGTGCTTGCTGTTGCGATGGAGTACAGAATTTCGCCCTTGTCCGGGTCAGATGCAAACACACCAAACTCTGTGATGTCATATCCTGCTGTCAGTGTGCTGTTCTCCATTGTGATCTTCAGCACCAGTGCTGAATCTGTATTGATAACTTTGTTTGAGATCGGGAATGTCTGCTTCACGGTCTTCAGCGCAGTTCTCTGTGAGATGTCCTCGCTCGAAGTATATGAGCCACTTCCCGACTGTGCCTTTGTGATCTGAATGGCACATTTTCCTGCCTGCGCTTTTGCGAGCAGTGCTTTTCCATCCTTCGTCAGTTTTCCGGGATTCCAAATAAGCATTTATAATTCCTCCTATCGTACTGTTGTACTTGTTTCTTTTACTTCACCATACAGCGCAATGTTCACGCTGCTCTCTTTTGCTTCACTGGCTGTTGTCAGATGATTCAGGACTGTCGTTGTGTTTTCCACATTGGTCACTCCTGCCGCGCTCTGGCCTGCTGCCGTTTCGGTCTGCACTTGAATATCATTTCTGACAGTTGTCTCTCCGACTGTCTCTCTGATATATCCGGCCGCATACACTCCGTTCGGGACATCGTAGTCTCCGAGCAGTACGTTCGGGACGATTGAGTCCTGTGTTGAGAACATCCATGTGCAGGCATTCATGCCGGATGGAATATTTCTCTCGACGATGACTCTTCGCACATGAGATCGCACGTTCTTGACCTTCTGCACGAGTCCTGTCAGTTCCTCCATGATGTCTGATGTCATCAATGCTGATGTTACGATGTCGAATGTTCCCGGTGTGTATGGAGGTTCGTCGAAGTCGAACCACTCCACGACCTTTCCGCCTCCGAGAACGACATCGACCATCTCTGATACTGCTGCCGGGGTTCCTGCCTTCGTGTACCAGTTCAGAGTGTTCTTGATGATCGCTTTCTTCTGCTCGATCGGCAACGTCTGCGAATAGTACATTGCCCTCTGCTCCACCGCAAAATAATCCAGTGTTTTCTCATCCAGCTTGTCGATGTCAGAGAAGCACTTTGTCTTCTCTGCCTTCTCGATCACCATTGCAACTGCCTTTTGAAGTGCGTAACTGATTGCCTGCATCTCTGGTGATTTCTCATCTTTCCACATTTCGGCAATTCCGCCCTCTGACAGTTTAATCATCCTCAATTCCTCCATAGGCCACTTTCTTCGTTGTGACCTTCGCCACGGCTGTCTTCTCAATCTTCCTGAAGACTGGTGCGTTGATCTCCACTCTCTTTGCTCCTGCATCTTCGAGCATACAGATCAGCTTCGACGGATTGATGTCGCGTCCGATCTTTGACCGCTGCCATACGATGTAATTCTCGACGGCAGCATTGACCGCACTCTGAATTGTGTTCGCCTGTGCTGAATCACTCTTGTTGATGTAGTATTTCAGGTCAAGCGCATATTCTACTGTGTCCGGTGCTTTTACGATCACTTTGTCCGTCAGCGGACGGATGTTCTCGTTGTGCAGATAATCCTGCAATGACCGGATGATGCTCTCGTTCGGGAGTTCTCCATCGTTCATGATGAACTCGATCAGAACCTCCGTCGGATTCTCGCTGTCGATGTATACGTCCGTGATGGATGAGTTGAAAGTCTTCACCCAGTATCTGTATGACTCTTCCGGTCCTGCAACTGAATACTTGCTCGGCGCGATGTAGATTCGCTCTGCAAGGCTGTCATCTGATTCGATGTCAGTTCCTCCTGTTGATTCTTCCACGCTCTCTGCGCTCTGGATGTATGCGATCGGGTCCACAAGCACGTTGATGTCTCCTGCCATCAGTCCATTTCCTAACGTTCCTGCCGTCTGGCATGTGCAGATCAGTTCGATGCTTTCTTCCCCTGTTGCGATTTCTGCATATTCATTCGTCTCGAAGTACAGTTCGCCATTCGTGACTCTTGTTCCGGCCGGAATTGCGACCGGATGCGGACGCAGGCCAGACAGTGTGAACTTCACTTTCACGACTGCTGCCTTTGCAGGTTCTCGCTTGATTCCTTTCAGTGCGGCCAGATTGTCCATGAACTCGCCGTAACTGTATTTCAGCAGGTCCTGCTTCCCTGCTCGATCGACATAGAGCAGTGCCTGATATATCTGAATCGAGCAGGCATACAGAACCAGTGCAGGAGGGTCTGCCCTTCCCAGTGTTGTCGGTGTTCCGGTCAGTGTCTCATATCTCTCCTGATAGTCCGACACCATCTGTCTCTGTACATCGTCCAGTGTGATGTAGTCAATGAAGCTCACCTCTGGCAGATTTTCGATTTCGTCAATCACTTCAGTTCCTCCTCTCTATGTATATTGTCGGTTCAATAGAGCCGTCTCCATTGACCTTGCCTTCCACATTTGCCACTGTAACCTCTGGAATATACTCTTCGAGTTTTTCTTCCAGTTCGATTGCCAGAAGGTTCAGTGCCTCCTGCGGAGGTCTTGAAATGAACTCTCTTTCGAGTCCGAACCCCCTGCTTCCGGGGATTGTTCCAACCATCGACAGGATGAGTGCTTTGATCTGGCTGTCAATGCGCTCTATTCCCTGTGTATCACCTGATGCAGACATGATATTGATGGATTTTATGAGTCGTTTTGCCATCTGCTCGCCCTCCTTAATACTCGGAGAATGTCAGCGAGACTTTCGCCTTCACCAGTTGTCCGCTGTTCCATATCTCGTCCCATGTCTCTGATATGGATTCCAGTTTCATCTTTCCGGTTCCAACCTTCTTTCCGCCGATGTACAGATAGTCCACTGTTCCGCCCTCGCAGGCTTTTTCCAGTTTTTCCAGTGTGGCTCTCGGCCGCACACCTCTTTCTGCTGCGAGCACTGCTTCCAGTGTCACACTGGATGAATCAGGACCTGCAAATTCGCTTTTCGGTTTTCCGTTCACGATGTTGTGTGTGTGCCATCTGGCCGACACTGTTCTCTTAAAATTGTTGAATGTCAGGGTCTTATTGCTGCTCACCTCGAAGGCGATCGTCTTTCCCCAGTTTCCAATCTTTCCCATGTGGCTCCCTCCTTACAGTCTCGCTTCTAAGTTTGAGAGCCGTTGCAGGATGCTTCCGAGCGTTGTTGCTCCGTTCCCATCCTTCAGCGTCATGTTTCCGCCTTTGTACTGGATGTATGCCTCCCCTTTTTTCTCTCCGAGTTCCTTGCGAAAAACTCCTTTTCCGCTCACGCTCGGTTTGTTGGCTTCGTTCCAGTATCTTCCCATCACTACTCCGGCCGCGCACCCATTTGACAGGTGCAATACAAGCACCTCTGCTCCGACAGGAGGCATCTTGTACTCGTCTCCCATCGAAAAGACCGGGAGATCGTCCGTCACGGAATCATCAAGATCAGGATAAGTCACACTTTCAGTGATGCCATGTCTGTTCTCCTTATATGTACTCCCCGGCATTTCCGCCGGGGCCTGTTCTATGCAGTCAGTCCTGCCTGCTTTGCCATCTGCAATCCGATCATGATTCCTTTGACTTCACGCTTCTCGCCGCTGGTCAGCTGCTTCAGCAGTGAAATCATTTCCTCAATGTCTTCGGTTTGTTTCTTCAGTTCCTTGTTATCCATTTCAAGAGTTGCTGCTGTCATGTGTGTTCCTCCTTTCTTTATGCTGTTACTGGCTCGTAATCTTCGAGCAGTTCCTTCAGGTTCGCTTTTCTCCAACGATGGAGCCGTCTGTCTCCGGTGATGTTCTTCACTGGTTCCGGGAGCGGTTCGCCTGTAATGACGTTTCTTTCCCAGTACAGATACTGTTTTAATGAATTGTGATAGTGTCCATCATTATGCACTTCTATGTATTTGTTTGAGTTCCTTCGATTTCTGTATACCTGAATCGTTGTCACTGTTGTTGCCTCCTTTATGATGATGTGTGTTTCTCTGTGTCTTCAAGACATATTATAGTGTCTTAACTCCACTTTGTCAACATATTTTTGTGTCTTAATTCAACTTTTGTTATTGACCTTTTATTTTTTGCGTGGTATTGTTATAGAAGAAATACAGAAAGAGAGGTGAGCAACATGACGCAAGGCGAGCGTGTCCTTGAAATACGAAAAGCATTAGGTTTGACAATGGATAAATTCGGGGAAAAGTTGGGAGTTCAGAAGTCTGCGATTTCTAAAATAGAAAAAGATAAAGTCAACTTATCCGACCAGATGGTCAAGCTGATCTGTCGAGAATACAATGTGAATTATGACTGGTTAATGGATGGAGAAGGTGATATGTTTTCCGATCTGCCGCAGACAGTTCTTGATGAACTCTGCTCGCAGTACGAACTGGATGACCTCGACCGATTCATCGTCGAGTTATATGTCGGACTTCCGAAGGATGTGAGGGATGGCATAAAAGCGAGGGCGAAGGACCTTATTCAGAAAAGAGAGGTTTCAGAGGGAGGTAAAAATATTGAATGATATTTCATTTGAGAAATTACAACAAGAATTACAAGAAAGTGCGCCTGTACTTCGGGTACATGGCCGTGCTTTCCCAGTTGTAAATGTACCCGGAACTGCAACCAAACCCGGCTTCACTGTTTGGATAAGGAACAACACCGAAATTATGGTTATTCTTAATGAATACGAAGATTCTTTTGAATGTCGGGATATTACAGTCGGAGAGTATTGCAGGCTTGAAAAAGTTATGCGATAACCGAATACAAAAGGGAACCCATCTGGATTCCCTTCTCTTCGTGTCGGCTACTGATATATGTATATGTACTTGATAAACTCATATATTCTCTTCAGGAGAGTTTCAGAGTCTATCTTGTTCAGCAGTCCGATTATTTTCTGCCGAATATCCATTTTCATCGCCTCCTTTTGAAAATATTACCATTTTTTTCAGGCTTCGTGAATGGGTTCGGCTCCTGTTTCCGTAATTACGGAAATCGTTCTGTGATCTGCGTATCATCGCAGCTCCTGTGATATACTTATTTATATTCGGAGTCATAGAGAGCACTGATCTTCGTGTCAAGTGCAATCGCTATGGCTTCCAGTTGCCGGAGCGTCGGAGATGTCAGACCGTTCTCAATCGTATTTAGTGTCGTTTTGCTGATTCCGGTCATCTTTTCCAACTGCTTCAGTGTTACATTTTTTTCAGTCCTTGCCTGCCATGTTAGTATTTCCATCATTTCCTCCTTGTGGTGAACTATTATGTATTCATCCAAGAGGTTTGAAGGATGGCAAGGAAAAATTTTATGTGGGGTTTGCTATGAGAAAATATAATAAATGGGCCGCCTTGTTCGGCGGATGGTTTGGTCTTCATCGGTATCTTTCCGGTGAGATCGGAATGGGTCTGTTGTACACTTGCACCTGCGGCGGATTCTGTATCGGATGGATTCGAGATGTGTGCATCTCTTTTTCTTCCCGGTCTAATAATGAGTGGAGTCAATGGTCTGACGTATGCGGCGAAGCTGCTGAAGCGCGGAAACGTCGTGCGCTGAATGGTGAACTCACTCCTGTACATATTAACCCAAAGGCAAAAACAGGAACTTTCGCAGGTTCCGATGGTGGACAGTATCGCACCACTTTATCCGGCTGTACCTGCCCTGACTTCCAGAAAAGAAAAGTTCCTTGTAAGCATATGTATTATCTTGCCATAAAATGCAATATTGAAATCTAAACATAGAAAAAGACAGTCCCTGACAAGAACTGCCTTTCCCCATCGTTTCCTATGCAGCGCATTACTTCATAGAATACTGATTCGCAACCTTTATTCTACCACGAAGTTGTGCTGCTGCATAGCTTTATTTTTTTACGCTTTTTTACAGTAGAAAGAAGGTTTTTTATGAACAGTACATACTTCAGACCGCAACCGGAACTCTTCGGCCTGCGTGTTGTTAAATATATACGTTGTTCCCATGACGGTCAGGTCCTTCATGGTGACACTCTGGAAGCGCAGGACGCTCTCCTCGATGAGTTCATCAAAGTCAATCACATGATTCTTGTTGATACTTTCGTCGATGAGGCTCTGACTGCCCGGAAGAAATTCACACGAAGGAAAGAGTTCGTCCGTCTGCTCGATGGTGTCCGTGCTCACAACTTTGACATGATTCTTTTCACCAAACTCGACCGCTGGTTCCGTAACATCGGAGATTATCACAAGATTCAGGAAATACTTGAAGCGAACGGAGTTCAGTGGAAGGCGATCACTGAATCCTATGACACCACAACAACGAACGGCCGTCTTCACATCAACATCCGTCTGTCCGTAGCGCAGGACGAGTGCGACCGTGACAGTGATCGAATCAAAGATGTGTTTTCATACAAACTGAAGAACAAAACATATCTTTCCGGTTCTCTCCCCCGTGGCCTGAAGTTGGATGCAGAGAAGCACGTTGTCATTGACCCTGAATGGCATCAGTTCGCCCTTGATATGTTCGACCATTTTGAATCCACTTGCAGCAAGAGAGGGACGCAGTTATTCCTTCAGGAGAAATACGGCATCCGTGTTTGTTATGATACCGTCGTTCGTTATCTTCGGAACCCTCTTTTCATGGGTCAGTATCGTGATGACCCTGAATTTTGTGAGAAGACGATCAGTCGTGAGCGGTTTGAACATATACAGAATCTTGCGATCAGGAATGTTCGCATCCGTCACACTCAACAGTTTTATATTTTTTCCGGTCTTCTGATCTGTTCTTCGTGTAATCATTACATGACCGGAACTGTCACATATAGAACGCTTGCAGATGGAAAAGAAAAGACATATAAATCTTACAGATGCAATTTTAAAGCGCAGTCAAAACTTTGTGACCGTTCCAAGCATTACCGCGAAGAGTATGTCGAAGAATATATGCTTCAGCATATCCGCCCTGCTCTTTCCTCTTATGTTGCAGATTTTGAAGTCACTGCTGCCGCTGCTGCAAAAAAGGACCCTGCCATTGAAATTGCGAAAGTGGAACGTAAGATGAAGAAACTGTATGACCTTTTCATGGATGATCTGATTGACAAGGCTTCATACAGAAGCGAATATGAGAAGTTTCAGTCGCAGATTGACAAATTGAGAAGTTGTCCTGCTGCTCCGGTTCGTAACCTTGACAGCATAAAGAAGATGCTTTCTGATGATTGGGAAACTGTGTATCATACTTTCAGCGATCAGGAGAAGAATGTGTTTTGGAAGTCCTTCGTGCAGTCAATCACTGTTCACGAGGACGGAGAAATGGATATTGTTTTTTTATGATCTTGTTTCTACTAACTACGCACCTCCTGTGGGTTCATCTGCCAGAATGATAGCGGGTGCTGCCGCCAGC